TGTTCTAGATTTCATCGGTTGAAGTTTCACTAAGTCTTTAGTTTTTTTACCAGATGCTTTCACATAACTTTTAATACCTTGTCTAATTCCTTTTGTAAGTAAACCACCTAATAACATTTTAGGTTTATATTTCATAAATGGAGTATGATAAGCATGTCTCATTTTAAATTCTTTATTTGTTTCTGATGGTTGTCTTACAGCTTTACCTGTATATGCTTTTAACATTCCAGATTTTTGTAATCTGCCTAAGGCTGATTCACCACCTGCATTAACATTTATTCCGACTTTTGCAGAAATAACTCTTCTATGTTTATATTTTTTATGTTTCATAAATTCTTCTGGTGGGATCTCAGGAGTATTTCCACCAGGAACAGGCCCTGTTCTATTTTTACCTTTAACGTTAGTTTTTTGTTCATCAAAATATTTACCTTTAAAAGCTTTCATTACTCCACCATATTTTTTTCTATTCATTTTATCCCTCAAAAATTTTCTTACTGAATCACTTATAGCTTCTTGATTAGCAGCTCTTTGCTGTTTTGTCATCATAGGAATCATCATAGTTTTTTTAGCAGCTCTGTCTGAAGCATATGCTTTGCCAACTATTCTTGGATTACCACCACGTGGTATACTTGTAGTTTTAGGAGCTTGTTGATATGCAGTTTTATCCATAAACTTGGTGCTTCTAATACTTCTTTTGATACTAGATTTAACCAAATCATAAGGCACACGTTCTTCTTTTTTTTGACCTCTTTTGTATTTTCTAAAACCTCTACGAAAAGCTTCTTTTGCAGTGTTGAAGATAATCTTTTTAATCATAATTTCTATTATATAGATTTTTCAAAGTAAATGAAAGTTCCCCAAAAAGTTCTGATAGCGTTCCCGCAAGACAGGGTAGTAGGTGTCCCTAAGGGACACCATAGGGACACCATAGGGACACCACTAAAAGTGACTTAAGTTATTGATATATAATAATAATTCTTCTTCAGGGACACCAGGGACACCTCTTTTACCCCCTGGGGTACTTTTTATTACTCAGGTGTCTAGAATATCTATATAGTAAAATTTTTTAAATTGACCAAAAACACCAATAAATGCTATAAATACTACGTTTTATAAATATTAACGGTCATTGGCAGCTTCACTGGTTCGTTGTCCGGTGGCCGTTATCACTTATCACTTTAGAATTATTCCAAACTACATTTTAATGGACACAGAATATCGAATATGGTACCTTTGAATATGCGTACTATTTGTATGTCATATATTACTACAATTGTTGCATCTGCGGGCAAGTTAATTAGCTCTCACTTTCCCTTTCCCGCAGGTGTTAAATACTTTTTTCCACCATGACTAAGATAATTTTTTAAGATTCTCTTCTACAATTTTCTTCTTAATTTCTCTTCTTTCCTCTTTCGAACCTGCCTCACGATACAGTCTATACAGCTCTCGATAATTTAACCAGTGCTGCTGAAGTTTCGTAAATATTATTTTTTTATTTTTAACTAATTTTAGATATTCTCCTCGGATCATTTCTGGATCCATATCAGCTGACCAACACACATCTTGAAAATCTTTTGAATTTTCTAAAAACCATCTGTGGGCATCATCTTTCCAATACGTTTCTTTTTTAAAATTAGATGGATTCAAAGCATCTTCCAACGCCTGGACAAGAATTGCCTGAAACAACCTATGTTCTGGAACTGGTTTAGGTTTAGTAAGTTCCATAGATAGCTTAATGCCCAAATTTTTTAACAAGTTTGGTGAACAAGTCATCAAATTTTCTGCACTCCCTTAGCGTATATTTCTTATAATGCCTATAAGCATGGTCACGCTGCGATCGGATAATGTCAATAAAATCGGATTTCTCTGGGCCAAGTAGAGCGCCACAGAATTCTATCGTATCTGCGATAGTTTTCTTTTCATCAATTCCTAATAAGACTCTTCTTTTTTTATATTCCATTTGCATAACCACGATGCGGGAAAAGATATGGATTGGGAAATTGCACCGTGGTTAAGCATTTCGAACAACAAGTTTTAAACCTTTAGCTGCAGCTGCAGCTTTTCTACCTGTTGCCCATCTCTTCTCAATTTTCTCAAGAAAAGAAAGACTGAAATTTCCTAAACCAAAGTCATTTCCACAATACAACTGAAACATCAAACTAGTTAACTCATCATAAGTTTTTTTGTTTGGACACACCATTACTAGCTTGTCCAACGCCTGGTCTAATGCTTCTTCACTGCTTTTTTTAACAGCTTTACCCACAAAATATCCTTTTGTTAAAAGTTAAACTTGTGATTCGTTGTTCGGTGAAAATAAAGTGTTTTGAAAGCCCCACTTATTTCATTTAGGCTTAGGAATACGTTTTTTATTATTAAGTGATTATAAAATTATTTGCAAGTAAAAAAAAGGGGCCAGTCTCCCGACCCCTTTTCGATCTCTCGGTTCAAAGGTTAACCATCCAACCTTAGATCTATTTACTGTTGAGAAGCTTCTTGCCCTCAGAGAGTAAATTCTGTTTCATGGTTTCGTAAGCTTTGCCTTCTTTTTTGGCTATTTTCCTTACTTCTTCGTCAACCAATTTTGCGATCATGCTGCCAGGTCTTCTAAAACCTTGCTTACCCATGGCTCTGATAATCGTGTATGATTCGATATCTACAGCACAAGATTTCCATCTATTGATGTCCATAGTCTACTCCTCTTTCTAATGTTCTTGATATTCTTTTGATTCAAAAAAATCAAGTAATTTAATTTTATTTTTTTGGGTTAAACCAGAATTGTAAATTTTTTCAATAATTACAACATAGTCTCTTGTACTGGTTCCAGATAAAAACCAAGATGATTTTGTAGCACAAGCTTTTTTAAATCTTGCAAAATCAAATTGTGGATGTTTATCCGCTACAATGTAAGCATAGACCATAGATCTTTTTAATCTACGTTTGCTATCATCCATACCTAAAAAGTATTTTCTTAACTGCATCAGTTGGGCTCCAACACGATCACAGTTTTCAATACCTCCTGCAGGAATGATAAAGTCACCTTTTTTGAAATCAGTAGTAATACGATTCCATAAAGATGCCAACCTCTGTAGCAACACAATACATTCAGAAACATTTAAACCATATTGATTCATTTTGTTTCTGCAGATTTGATAGTCTCTTTTATTTCTAGCACAGTGCTGATTTAAAAAGTTTTCCATCGACCAGTTCTTACGACCTGTGTTTAATCTTGCAACATCCAAAGGATCATCAGAATCGATTATGATGTAGGGAACTTTTAAATCTAGTTCTTTCCTAGCTTGTAAAGTATGTTGGCCATCAATGACCTCCATATCTTTGTTTACACGAATTGGATCGTATAAATCTTTTTCTGCAATTAATTTTTTTAATTGCTTAACATGTCCTTCGTCTACTGGTCTATTACCTCTAGCTTTTTTAAACTTAGTGTAATCAGTAGTTTCGAAGTATTTATTTTTTATTACTGTGTTCATGGATACCTCCTTAGTTAGCGAACATTAAATAACTCAAACCTGCAAAAAGAAAAAATAAAATTTTTGTAGGAATGATTGTTAGTAAAAAAATAAAGATCATACTAAAAATCAGGTCTTTCATTCTCAGCTCCATATAGTTGATCCAGTATTAATTTATTAGCAATACTTTCGTTGATTGGATAAATTGGGAAGTCTTCAAAATTCATTGAACACTGCTGCAACTTATTCATTATCTTTTGATAATCATCATCAGAATATTCTAATGGTTGACCATCAATTGTTGTTAGTGGAATTTCAGATAAAATTTTTTTAATTTTTTCTGACCACTCATTAAAGACTTGTGAGAAACAATTATCTTTTGCCATCGTTCCTCCTATTGTCTTTTCTATTATGTTTATTCATGATAACCTCTTATTAAGTTTATAAAAAAATATATAAACATTTTAATGGGATTTGCAAGTAAATAATAAAATAGGATAATATAGGATAATGAAATACATATTGATACTTCACTTATGCAGCATGATTACTGGTAAATGTATGGACCCATACATACCTGGATATGAATTTAAAACCCATTATGATTGTGCTATTGCTGGTTATACTAGCTCATTAGATGCACTTAAAACACTTGCAAATGATGAAGAATATTTCGGTTTAGACCGAATTAACGAGGAAAAATTAGCTATAAAATTTGAGTGTAAACCCCTTGACAATGCTTAGTATTGCAATTGCTATCATTTTTGATATATAATACCACATGAAGCTATATCGCGTCCAAGCAAACTATAAAAATATATATGTTGATGAGATGCTTGAGGCTGAGAACGATAAAGCCGCTCTTGAGATGTTTTCAAAGAAGGTTGACTCAGGAGATGTAATAGAACGTGAAGGTGCTGGGTTCCATGATCCTAATTTCCTTTTCGTAACCTTCGAGGAGGTTGACCGAGATGCAACTACAAAAGTTAATATCGGAAAAACTTCAGTTGGAGTCCAAGTGGGCACAACAAGCGTTGGAGCAGGGTAGAGTTACAACGGATATGAAGTGGATCGATATAAAGATCAAAGATCTAAAAACTAAGATCAATGATCAAAGTGTTGAAGACGCGAAAGCTGGTCTTTACGATATCGCTAGTTAAAAAAAACTAGCATTTTTATTTTTTTCATATTATTCCTAGGCCATCTATGTCTCAAACCAAAAATAAAATTAATAAAACTTCAAGTATTGTAGATGATACAATTTATTTATTTGATTATAAAAATTATTGGATAGAAAATACAGCACAAGGACATTTAATAAAAATTTGTCATGGTGCTAATGATAGAGTTTTAGAAATTGACTGCAGGTGGGATAAAAGAAAAAGAGATAAAAGTGGGAGAGTTGTAAATGACATTCGTGTGGAAACATCCAAAGTATTACGAAGAACTAAAAAAACTTAAAGAACAGCAAGCTGACGAAAATAATCAGGACTCGGAGAACAGTAAGGACACGGAACCTGAGAGCCCTCAGGAGTAATAATTGTTTTTATATTCTTACAAGGTAAGCAGCTAAGTTTATTCCTTGGCTTCTCCCCAGGATCGTCCAAGTGCGATATCAACTTTGGAAGGTACTTTGAGATCTTCGATTGCATTTTCCATTATCTCCTTTACAGCTTTTATATCAGATTCTTCATTAATTGAAAAACATAATTCATCATGGATTTGTAATAGTGGTTTATAACCTGCCTTGTAACAATCAATCATAGCTTGTTTTGTTTGATCTGCAGCTGATCCTTGGATTAATCTATTCAAAGCCTTGTAAGTAAAGGCTCTTCTGATGTTATTGCCATAAATTGCTTTAGCCTCCTCATATTGCATAGCTTTGTTCATTCCGAAGGTAGATGGCTCCCACATGTCAAATCGGCATTTACGACCCCTTATCGTGCGAATAAACCCATATTTTGAGGCAGAGCTAGACACATCTGTAGCTAATTTCTTAACAAATGGTACTCTATCACCATATTGCCTTAATAAAGCTTCAGCTTTATCCTTAGAAATACCCAACTCCTGGCCTAATTTATTTTTACCCATACCATAAAATAATCCTAAATTAATAGTTTTAGCTTGAGATCTAGTAATTCCTGCCATATCTGCCACAATTTGATGGAAGTCCGCAGATTCATTTTTATAAGCTTCAATAAACTCTGCTGCACCCTCGAAATGATCGTTCACGGATGCAGCATAGTGTGCAACAAGCCTAGGCTCTTGTTGTGAGTAGTCGAAACTACCCCATTGTCTACCTTCTTCTGGTAAAAACAAACTTCTAATTTTATCTCCATATTCTTTGTTTCGTGCAGGAATCTGTTGCAAGTTTGGGTTTGAATATGATAAACGTCCACTTACAGTTCCACCTTGGTCAGATCGTAACTGATTTATTTCGGAATGTATTCTACCTTTGTGAACATATCTTTGAATGGAGTCTATGAATGTTGAATGAAATTTATTTATTTCTCTTGCTTCTCTTATTAGTTGCGCTATCGGGTTATCACAGTTCACTAGCCAGTTTTGGGTAAAACTTGGTTCTTCGGTTTTCGCTGTCCGTGGATAGTCCACACCGATACGGTCAAACACTTGCGCTACCGAACGTGCTGCCCAAATATCTACATCTAAAGTTGTCTCTTTTTTTATTTTATATAACACTTCAGATTCTTTTTTCTTAAATTCTTTTTTTAATATTTCTGCCTTTTCTTCATCTACTCTAATTCCAGTTCTTCTTGTTTCTATTAATATAGGGAGCAGCTCCATCTCCATCTCCCACACATCATGTAAACTTTGTTTAGTAATTTCTGTTTTAAATCTTTCCCATAATCTTAAAGTTAAACCTGCATCTTGTTCAGCATAATAACCTACATAGCCTGCAGGGAGTCTCCATAAATCTGCTTTAGGATCGATACCCCATTCTTTCGCTTTTTCATTTAAGAATGTTTCGTTTTTAATTTCTCCTAAATAATCTTTAGCACATGCGTTCAGACTAAAACTAAATCTGTTTTCATTAATTAGAGCAGCAGCAATCATGGTATCAACAATCTTACCTCTGATTTCAAATCCATTTACTAATAACCAACCCACATCATAAGAAGCATTATGAAATACTTTAGTTGCAGGAAGTCTTAAAATATCTTGCATCCATGCCGTTGTAATTGCAGAGTCCATATTACCCCCTGCGTCATGAGCTATTGGAAAATACCATTGTTGACCAAGAGCTGCTACTGCAAACCCTACGATATGACCATCAAAGGTTGCCCAACCTGCGCCTTTACTTTTAATGTTTGGATCCTTAGTTTCTAAGTCGATTGCTATTTCAGTTGCTTTGGATAAGTCTGGGTATTCTGATGGACAAATCCAATCACTGTCATTGTATATAAAATTTAATTGATGAGTCATTAGTTTTTTAATTTTGAGTTAAATCCATTTTTTTTAATGTTTGTAAGTGCATTATCCCAAGGCATATCTACCAGAAATATATAACAATCTGCACAATAGTAAATTTTTTCATGAATAATAACTGCTTTATCTAAGTTACATTCTTCACAAATAATTGGTTCAAATAACTTATTTCTTTTTTTGATTTGGCTCATCTTGTATCTTTAATATTTCTAATTGACAATAATGTATTATTTTTTGTAAATCTTCTATACCATTTTTGTAAGGATATCTAAGCACATATTTAATTACATTACCTTGAAAAAAAGATAAATCATTTTTAGATATAAATTCGTAAGGTTGTATCTTAAAAAATTTATAGTGACTCCCCCCTACCTGCTTATCTTGAGGAAATGCATCCTCAAACATTGTTTTATTTACCATAAGTTGCCTCATATTGTTTAAAGTATTTTCCTAATGGAAAATTATATTGATGATAGGTGCCCAGCAGATGGAGTGTTTGTTTAGATCTGGTGGCTCCTGTATACCAAACTCTAAGTTCTTTTACCTTATCTGCTAAATTTTTTTTATCAAAATGTGATGGAAAGTTACATTTGCTCGCCAGGACAACATTATCCGCTTCTCCAC